TAACTCATCGACCGCAGGGATAAAATCCCGATACAGTATTCTTGATGTTGTATTTAACAAGCTGAGATCCCAAAGCTGACCAACGAAGCCAGATTGGAAGGCGCTTGATGATTCTGTGTAGCAGTTTCCAATATAGAACGGCGCGGGATGGTCAAAACTCGTCACAACTGTCGATGTAAATTCTTCGCCATTGACATTTGCATAGTTTCCGGTTGCCTCTAATGTAATCTTTTCTGTATCAGATATAAATTTATAACGGTCTGTCCCGTTTTGCATAGCCCAGTCCAAACGTAAATATCCGTATGGAGCGACGGTTGTAGTTGGCGCGATATACATGGAGCAGCTATCCCCATAACCTGATATTTTTCGAACACCAAACGGGAATTTTCCCAATGAATCACTACCCGTTAAAGCAAATGTCGCCTTTAATGTTGTGGACAATGTGTTAGGATAAAAGCCAGAATTAAATCTTTGTGTGCCATCAAACACAATGTATTCAACCGGATGAATTTCTTTGCCTGCTGTAAAGTTTCCCGACCCATCATTATAAGCGAGCTTTTTGCTGATTGCTTCATAAAAGCACGGCACATTTGATTTATCAAGGCAAGCAATATATTTCTTGTGAATAGATCCGTGCTTGATTTCTAATTGGTGGATTTTAAAGCCGCCATTAAAGGAAGAAGCTGGGCTTCTATAATCAGTGAATACACGAAGTGTCCTTGCTGAAGTAGGACTACCATAACGACAAAAAGAACCTGTATCTTTTGTATTCGCAGAACCATCTAATGCTTCAAACCCTATTTCATAATTCACTGTATGGTCAGTATCATTTTGTGGGCTATATTTTACCCAAATCTTTGTTGGAACATTTAACGGAATTGGTATAGTTGAATCTGTATAAAAAGACCTAGCAATATATGAAGGGTCAGTAGATGTAGAAGCGGTTATGTAAATCCTAAGTCTGCCCCCATCAGTTATTTCAATGAAGTTCGTTAAATTACCAGAATAGTTGCCAAGGAAGATTATTCTGTTGTTGGAAGTTCTAGTAAAGGTCGACACCATTTCAAAATCTTCATCCCAGCTTGGTAAAATATCAGTGTCGATATATGTCACCTTGCTGGCGTCTGAATCATATTCGCTTTGGATAGAATCAACCTCTCGTGAATAAGGTTGTGTGTCCGCCATCGCAAATAAAGCAGCTAATTTTTTACGCAATAGATTCTTCATCGGTCAACTCCTCGTAGTGATAGTTGATGATTATTTTTTCCTCTGTTTCTGTATATTCGGGCACCCGTTCAAAGCCCTCTTTGTCAGCTATTTTGTTGTCCTCGACTGGCTTATATCCCGCCTCGATAAAATCCTCTTCGCGAGGATTGGAAATGATCAATTTACCATTTCTTAATATTTTACCGCGTGCCATGAGTGGACGTCCGTTTATCATTTTAGCTAGCATTTTCGACTCCTTCCGCTAATCCTACAAAATCAAAGCCATTGTAAAAGACGATAAGTGTATATGTCTTATTGGCCACAGGAACGAAAACACCGTCTGTCAGGTCAACGCTCCGTTCATCCCAAACAATATCCCCAGCGGTTTGAGTAAAGGTCGTCGCTGTGGATCCTGATTTGAAACAAATCTGTGATACAAAATCAACGTCCATCCCAGAAGATGGCACCGCAACCGTTAGGGCTGTTTGTGTGCCGCCTTTATAAATGGTGTTGTTGGCCAATGTGATTGAATCGGTCGCGCTTAAAGCTGTGACCGTTTCTTTTTGTTGATAGTTGGCCAATGCTGAGTTGGTAATAAATCCGCTATCGTTCGTCAAATCGCTGACTTTGGTCGGCAAGGCGCTCGAAGTAATGAAGCCACTATCATTTGTGAGGTCGCTAACTTTCGTCGGGATCGCTGTTGAAGTCACGAAGCCGCTATCATTGGTCAAGTCAGATGTCTTGGTCGGGATTGCCGTTGATGTGACAAATCCGCTGTCGTTGGTTAAATCTGATGTTTTCGTTGGGATAGCTGTCGAGGTCACAAAGCCTTCATCGTTGTCAAATTCGCTTAGCTTTGTTGGTATGTCGCTCTCTGTTATAAAGCCGCTATCGTTTGAAAGGTCGCTCGTCTTGGATGGGATGGAAAGAACAACGTCCCCCGTATCGCCATTGACTGAGCTCACGCCACCAGTTGCACCGGTGTCGCCCTTATCGCCTTTGTCGCCTTTATCTCCCTTGTCGCCTTTATCGCCTTTTTCGCCCTGAGCGCCAGTCGCACCTGTGGCACCAGTTGCCCCAGTATCGCCTTTGTCGCCCTTATCGCCTTTATCCCCTTTATCGCCTTTCGGGCCACGAATGAAATCCAACGCTTCCAATCCTGCGTCAACAGGTGTCCCGTGTGGGGTGTTCGCGATAGCCATAGCTATATTGGCGTATGCGTGGGCTGAGTGTTCGTCCTCTTCATAAACGGCAACTTGCTGATCCGTTCCGGTTGCCCATACTTTTGCCTCTGTTGCTGATGCAGCCGCTTCGCCTGCTTTATTAGAGGCTGTCGTTGCGCTTGTGCTGGCTTCGCCTGCTTTTGTGGTAGCAATACCCGCTTGCGTGGCGGCTGTTTCTGCATGGGTTGAGGCTGCGTCAATGTTCGTCAAATCGCCCGCGACTGCGTTGATGTTGGGCAAATCTAAGGCGATTGCGTCCATGCTGTCGGATGATTCATAAATACGCTCGACCTTTTGCACCAATACGTCAGGGTTGATGTCGGACGTGCGTTTGACCAAAATTGCACGATCTAATTGCTCCTTTTGTTGCTGGGCAATCATCGTCAGCTTGTCAAAGTTGCGTTCCAAAGTTTCCGCCGGCATAGAGTTGAAGTCGTTATAATCGCTCTTTTGTGTTTCGTCATAGTCGCGCATAATGACCAAAGAGTATGCACTCGTTTTTGGATCTGCAACGGTGACCGTGCCACCCGATCCGTTGGCGTTTAAGGACACAGAATAGTCTGTGCCATAGGTTAAAGCCGTTTCTGTCGTCCCGTCGGTAATATAGACCTTGATGGCCTGTTTGGCTGCTTCAAGCGTCGGATTCTCGGTAAGACATTCGAAAGTAAAATCATAGGTCGATGACCCCATGACTTGCTTTGCTGTTTTGCTTACGTTATTTTCAACAGTCATTTTTTGTTTTTCCTTTCATTGGTTAGTATTCTTTGATGGCTTCCAACGCTTCTTTGGCTGTTGAAGTCATCTCTTTACGCAAGTCGCGAAGTTCCTTACGCTTTTCTTGGGGCGACAATGTGTCGTCTTTGGAAATATCATTTATTTCGGTGTTGAGGTTTTTAAGCTCTTTACGATAGCTCTTCATTTCTTCGAATAGGTCAAGCTCGCGTTCGTGCTTCTCGGCATAGCTTTCGGCGTCGTCCGATTCTTCCTTTTCCTTCTTCTTCAATGTGCGGCTAATCTTTTCGAGCTCGGCGTATTTATCCATAAACTCTTGCACGCTGTTCGAATTATAACCGGTTGGCTCACGGGCAATAAATCCGCGAATGATTGGCATTTCGCCAGCTTCACGTGCAGGCTTATCCTCTTTGACCTCGTTCCGCACCATGTCGGACAGATTCAAGAAGTCTTTCATCAAGCCAGCGCCGAGCGTTGTGATGGTATGCTCCACTTTAATCGGGGACAATCCGAGCTTGCCAAACTCTTTTGCCAACTCGCTTGTGCGATCTGTGAATTGTTCCTCAGGGGCAACGTCCACAAGATAGGATGGCACAATATCGCGTCCGGTGTAGAAGTTGCGGTTTTGCTGTAATTCAAGACCCAGCTTAAACACAGGCGGGAACACGCCCGAAATATCGCCGACAACATTCAAATTGTCATAGATATTTTTGGCTTGATTGATCCAATCAATGTCCTTGTCCGTTGTGATTCCTTCAACCATAGCTTGCGGCAAGGTTGCGAACACGGCACCATAAGCGAACGGCTTCGGGATCGTGACCCAATGGCCATTAAACTTGATGTTCCAAAACAGATTTTTCTGCCATGTTGGAATTTCTGCATATTCTTCTTTATCGTCATCAGGCGCGAGCATTGTGTAGTAATAAGAAAGTGCCATGCTCGGTATGGTCAATTCAGCCAACGCTTTAATGCTCATTCCGACAGGGTTTTTCTTAAACTTCTCGGTCATGGACACGAGGCCTTGAATGTTGGCGTTAAAGAACGGCACAAACTGGTTGATGTTCTTTGCAATCTTTCCGCCTCGTGCGAAGTCAATCGTCGAATCACGCGACATAAAAGCCGCTTCTTTTTGATCCATGCCCTTTTTGATGGCCTTTTCATACACGCCGACGCGTGTCCCCTCTTCAAATAATCCGCCCACTTTTTCAACATAGAAGAACGGATTGAGGTATTTGAATTTAAAGCCACCTTCAAAAAGCTCTTTATAAGGATTGAGCTTTGAGTTTTCGTTGATCTGCATAAAGCTGTCAAAGCTTCCGCCGTTGCGTTTCCAATCCTTATATGTTTCTGTATTCAATAACACGTTGCCGGCACCTCTTAAAGTATCGACCACAGGGATAAATCCGACCCGTGTTTGCATGGCCGCCGTTGTGGTATCTCTTAGCGGGTTTCTAATCAAAGCAAACGTGATGTTGGCCTGTGTTGCACCCCAGCGCAATAATGAGGCGGGGAACGTTGTGAACAATCTAATTGTTGCCGGAAGCTTGACCATGTCAACACCTTTTAAAGCGTCATACATGTCTTGATGGACACGAATATATTTCTTGACGCCGTGCTCATAATAACCGACCACGCCCTTATCGCTTTCCATCTGATTTGTAAATTCTTCAAATCCAACGTCAAGCGTGCGATGAATGTCCTTTAACCATTTATAACTGCTCTCGTCAATAAACTTGTCCAATAAAGCTTTGGCGTTTGGCGCGTGCTGTTTTAACAATTCGGGCGCGTTGATATAGGCGTCATACAAATTGGCAATCAGCTCGGGGCGAGAATACAAATAATTCTTATAGCGTTCCGGCGCTTCGTTTAATATCCGTTTGAAGCGTCCATCTTCTTCGGTCAAAATACCGCCTAAGCGCTCGTCGGCAAGATCCATCAGCTCCATTTCAATCTTTTCATTTTGGAACATGTATTTGCCCAGTCCCAACTTATGATCGAGCATGTGGCCAAACTCATGAGCAAGCGCGGCGTCTGTGCCAATCTTCTCTTTGATCTTGTTTTCAGCTGGCAAATAAACGCCGAAAGCGTTGTCTTTGGAAAGACGTTTGCTTGTTCTCTCGTATGTGCCGCCCAATTCTTCAATGCCTTTTTTCAGCATATCACGCAAGCCTTTGTCATAGCTGGCTTTGGGTGTGTCCACAATTTTAACCAAATCAGGATGTGACTTGCGCAGCTTGGCCACACTTTGCACAATCGCGTTTTTGTGCGCGTTTGTGATAATGCTTGCGGTATTGTTCACGATTGACGCGAACGGGTTGCGAATATCAAGATCGCTCCCTTTAATTCTCTTGACGGTTGGCTTGGCTTTCAATAATCCTTTGCCCTTTGCGTTCTTCATAACGGCTTCGGGTTGTGGAATTTTCTCTTGCTCTAATACACGATAGAAAGGCACATAATGCGGATTCTTTTCGAGCATAGCGTCATAGGACTTTTGACCCATCAAGCCGCTTTCAACTAATAAGTGAGAAATGCGCTTTTGATAATCATAAATCCGCTCCATGTAGTGCTTAAAGCGTTCTAGGCTGTCGCCATATTTAGCACGCAAATCTTCATAGATGGCGGTAATGCTCTTAAATTGCTCGGCGGAAATCTGCACGTCGCCCCGTCTGGCAAGGTCGGCGTATCTCTGAGCAATCAACAGGCTGCCCAAATCTTCTTCGAGTGTCTTTTGATTGACGCCAAATTCTTTTTTGAAGTCGTTCAAGATTGGGATCAGTCCTTCGCCCGTCTTGTTTCCGTTCATATCTTCGGTGTAATCCGACAATGCGATGGCGATTTTTCCACCCACACCAGCATATAAACGAGCGTCCTTATAAACGCTTTCGCTCAGTTCGCGCAAGGGCTCCAAATAATCCGTCCAATTTCTTTTGAATGTCTGCCACTTTGGCTCTTTTCTATCCCAGAAAGGATGAGCTTGCTTGTTGCTTTGCTCGGCCACCTGTTGCATATCGCTCGGGATGTTTTTAATGGCGTCCAGCTTTTCGACGTTTTGGGGCGTGTATGCCGGCAAGACGTCATATAAGGATTTTTCCTCATATATCTTTTTGTCGGCTGCCATCTTTTCATCATAGATCTTTGAGCGATAGTATGCCATCAACTCGGGGTTGGTGTAGAATTTGTCCAAAGATTCTTTTTCAAAATTCAGCTTATCAACCTCTTTCCCGATGTTTTCGGGTGTAGCTTCAAATTTCAATCCCATTTCCTGCGCTGCTTGTGGGTTGCGTAAAGCACCTTTGACCGCTGATATTTTAGCGTCAATGGCGGCCTTATCTTTGGCCACAAGTTTCGCAATCGCTTCCGCCTCTTTGATATTGCTATCATCAAAGCCGAACAAATCCGCTCCGTCCTGTTTCACGGCTTGTTTTGTGTTCAAGATGGACACATACGCCTTTAACTCGTCGGCGCTCATTTTCTTCGCCATCTTCACACCTGCCGCCTGTGCCGCCTCATTGGCTGGCGCACCGCTGGCAATAGCCGCCGCTTTGGCGTCCGGTATTTTACCATCCAAGAATAACGCTGTCAGGCTATCGCTTCCGTTTTTGGCGATGTCATAAGACATTTTTCCTAGACTACGAGCCGTCAGGCCGCGCTCTTTGATTTCATCCTCGCCTAAATCGCTCTCTTTGAAGAAGCGCACATAGTCCTTGACCGTTCCCTTGCCATCCTTGATATTCTGTTCAACATCAAATAAATGAGCTTGTTCGGCAGTAAAGCCCTCGCTCTCTTTGATGATCTGCGACGGGATTGTGGCCTCGCCATTTCTGCGGGCAAGATCCAAACGATGACGCCCTGTGATAACTTCCAAATCCCCGTTGTTGCGTTCCCAAAGAACGATTGGGGCAGTTCCTAAGCGGTCATATTTGCCTTGCAGTTGTTCGCCTGCCACAACGCCATTTTCATTTGAGCCCTCTTTGAAGTTAGGAATATCTTTTGACAGTTTGATTTTGTCAAGAGGGATTTCCTCAGTTTTAATGACTGTTTGTTGGCCAATACCGATTTTGTCGGCCATAGCTTCCTTTTGTGTTTCGGTCATGCCGTCAAGCGTTTGTCTTGCCTGAGCGTCAGAGAATCCACGCGCGACCAATCCATTATAAGCGCGAACGGCTGCATGTGATCCGACACCGATCATTGTAAAGGCACCGGCTTCGGCGTATAGTTGCTCCTTATCTGGGAAGATAGCGTCAATGTATTTGTCCGCTGTTGGCTTCTCAGAATCATCAAGACCCAAAGCCACGCGCATAATATCGCCGACACGTTCTTCGCCCATTTCGCCTAAGACGCCATTGAAATAAACTTTATCGGAAAGCAATTTTGATATTTTGCCATCCGGTTTGAATTTCAAAAACTCGCGCATGAATGTATCTTTAACTTTAACAGGCACCGCTTTATTGAGTTTTGCGGCCATAGGGGAAGCCAGTTTTTTGACGGGTGTCAATGCTTTTCCTGCTCCTGCCATAATTGCTTCGCCACTCATTTCTGACGCAACCTCGACCCATGTATCGCCGAAAGCCTTCATCGCGGTTGTTGCTGGCATTTCCTCAGCGTCTTTGAGCATGAGTTCGCCCTTGTCGGTTATTTCAATAGATCCGGCAACGCGACGATCCAAATAATTCTTAGCAGTCATTTGTGGCATGGCTGCGGACATGGCTGTTGCTGTCAAGGCTCCTTTGCCTGCCTTTTTCAGGAATTGTTTTGCCACTTCTTTTGTGCCAACCTTTAAGGCCGTTTGTGTGCCAGCCTGTGCCACTTTCGGGGTTGCACCTGCGCCAAGTGTCCAAGCGGCAACAAACATTTCGCCAATGAATCCGGGGGCATAATGCAATATGTTCCCCATCTTTCCCATGATGGTCGTCCCGCGCATTTCGGCGGCAAGATCTTTCTTGACCATTTCTTTAACATAGCGTTGGGCTGATTCATCGCCATCTTTGGCTTTCATGACCATTTCAAGGTCAGCGGCACCCTGTCCAATGTCCTCGCCTGTGCCGACATAAGGAAGCATGTGCCCCCATCCTTTGCCGCGCAGCGCTTCGAGGAATCCCATCGGCTCTTGCTTCTCGATTTCTTTCAGCTCGTCCTCTGTGAATAATTGGCCAATCATGACCTTTTCATCGTCAGAAAATCCGTAGTCATCCGTTGCGTATTTATCCGCAAGACTGGACACAGTCGGAAGTTCTACATCTTCACGGCCTGCAAACAGATCTTTTGGCTCTTCCGCTGGCTGTGAATCAACAGGGACTTGTCCGAATTTTTGGTATAAATCAATGGGCATTTTGTTCGTTTCCCCTTATCTTTTGTAAAACTTCTTCCACACTCACGCCGTATTTTTGCGCCGTGAATATGACATCTTCCTTCGAGATACCGTTTTCGGTTAAAAAGCTTTCGTCGGCTTCGAAGTTATAGGTTGCATTGGCCAACGCCATGTTTGTTTCGGCTTCTGCCTTTTGGCGTTGTTCCGCTGTAATATCTTTAACAAGTTCTTTCTTTTGAGCGTCCGTCATTTCGGGGTTGTATCTGTTCATGAAGTCATCAAGAGCAGCCTTACGTTTTGACGCTGGCAAGAAATAGCTAAATTCCTCTTTGGCTTGTGCCACGCTCGGCACATTCGACATAGCATAGGCAACCGCTTTGTTTTGGATTTCCTGCTTTTTGGTGTCCGATAATTCCGACCAGCTGAGGCCGTCGGGGTTTTCTTTGGCCAGTTGATCCTGCAACGCTTCAAAATATAGGTTGTGCACGCTTGACATGATCTTCTTATTGTCAATGCCCTGAGAGGTCAATTTATCGTCAATCTGTATCAGGCCTTCGGCGTATGGGTTGCCGGCTTTGGCGCTTTTGTTTCCTTCGCTCGCCAACTTCTTCGCTTCGTTCAACTCGGCACCGATGATCTGATTCATATACAAAGAGGCCTTTTCCTTTTTAATATCGCCCGAGATGAGCGCCTTATAAACATCTTCGCGTAAATCCAAGAGGTCGCCGATTTCTTTGTCTTTTTGTAGCTTGACCTTGCTTCCGCTTTCTTTGACGGTCTGTTTGATCTTCTCGTCAAGTTCAAGCTGTGCCGTGATGGCGTCGGCTGCCTTTTGTGCGTTCTTAAATGTTGGGGTATCATAGCCCGCCAACTTCATAAGGGCGGTTTTCTCTGATTCTGAAATGGTCGTGTTGTTTTGGATTTCATCCAATGAAAGGCCTTGCTCCATGAATTTATTGTAAAGGCGGTTTCCCTCTGTGCCTTTTTCCACAAGCTCGTTGATTCCCTTCATCCATTTGTTGTTTTCAATCTGTGTTGCGGCCGCTTTAATAATCTTTTGGCTTTCCTCAGGTTTCAAATTATATTCTTTGATGTTGGCCAATGTTTCCTCAGGGTTGGCGACGACATTACGAGAAGCACGCGAAAAATCCCAATCGTTCATTTTGGCCGACATATTTGCCCGTTGTTCTGCGTCAATGAATCCGGCCTTAAAAGAATTGTCCAAGTCTGCTTGATAGCTGGCTTTATATGCGGGGTCGCCTGTTTCCACAAAAGAGTTTTTGTTGCGTTCATAACCAATCGTCAGGTTGGCATTGTTTAGGTCAATGGACTTTTTGCGGAAGGCGGCTTTGATCTGCTCCCTGTTGCGCATAGAATCAAACATATATTGACGTCTGAATTTGGTCGCGTTGATGTCATTTGTAAAGCCTTTTGTGACATCATCAAGCACCGCGTCGTTGCGTGCCAATAATTCGTTTTGTTTGTTCTCAATGTCCTTTGGGCTTTCATATCCTGAATAATCATTTGCCTCTTGCAAAATGTCGGACATAGCGCTTTCGGCTTTATATTTGCCGTCCAATGTTTCGGCTGCGTTTTGTGTTTCCTGCCACTTGACGGCGAGCTCTTGACCGATCTTTGCCAACTTTCCGGCTTGTTCCCATACGTTGCTTTGTGGTGGTGGGGCTACGGGATTCGTTGCGGATATGTTCGCGTTGCTGTGAAAAACTGGTAATCTTGCCATATTAAAGCTCCTTTATTTCCCTGTGGTGTTCCCGTTTCCGCCTTTGTCGCCACTTCCCCAATACTGGTTATAAGTCATATAGCTTGACAAAGCGGTTGTGCCGGCACCCATCCAGCTGTTTATTTGTGCCAAGCGTCCTTGCACTTTGGCCACTTTGGACGCGTATTTAGCATTGACTTGATTCATGCTGATATTGTATTTTTGGCGGCTTTCTTCTAATCCGAGTTCGGTTAGGCTCTGGCTCAAACTATCGGCAACAGATCCGGACAACTTGACCCCACTTTTGGCGGCTTTGTTTGTCAGTTCCCCGACAAGCAAATGACGCTTCGTTTGATATTGTTCGGTTAGTATTTTCTTTTCCTGTTCAAGTTGCTGCGCTTGAAGCTGATATTGCCTAGACTGAAATTTCGCTGCGGATTTTGCCTGCTGTCCTTGTCCAATCGAGGACATTATTTGGACGCCGGCCATAGCCGCGAATGCTGCTCCTGCACCCATATTCTACCTCACTTATCTATTTCATTTATAATTGGCGCAATAGCCAACACATTCATTGGTAAGGGCTGGGATTGTTCGACTGTGATTGTGGCGTCCCATACCCAACCTTGATTGAATTTGATGTTTGGCAAAATGCCCGTGAATAATTGCTCAGGCGTCCCGAGTTGTGTTTGTGGCCGTCTGTATGTGATTTGTTGCAGGTTTTCCAATCCACCCCCAACGCGGCACCCTGACGTTTTCCAAACTCTCAATGATAGCTCGTTGACGCGTTTTCTTTTTCCGATAGCCGTCCCCGTTTCGCTCCCTGCCTCTAATGGCATAAGCTTGAAATAGGACTGATAACCAAGCCCGACGATGATATAAAAGGCGTCGAGTTCAAGCGACAATGATCCGCTTGTGACTGTCTGCGGTGTCTGCACGGCACCATCTGCCAAGATTTCAAGTGTCTTTCCTTCCAAGTGGCCAAGACCCGATAATGTTCTGACACTAACGCCCCAGCTTCCCCCTGAATAAGAGGTGGCTGTAAATTCTTTTCTCACTCTCGCTTTGACGACTGTGTCCGAAGTATATTCTGTGATCACGGCTTCGCCTAAAATGTTCAATTCGCTATCGACTGCACGAAGGCGACGGCCGACCATAGCGGACGTAAAGGCGCTTGATCCGGCTGTAATTGTTATGTCGTTTCCTGTTTTGGCCGACAAGGTCAAAGAGATTCCGTCCGTATTATCGAAGGCGTCATAATTCATCCCGTCCCGAACATACCAACATTTCGCTTGAATATCCGGCGTGATGAGGTTTTGGACACGTTCCACATGGCGCACCGTTGACCCGTTCACTTGACGTCTGACAATCATATAGACTTCGTCATACATACCGTCATAAGATGGGATTGTTTCAATACTCTCAACATGAGCGTCTGGAAATTCCAACATTGACCACGCTTGCACCTGCTGATTTGTTTCCAAAGTCAACAGAGCGATCTGGCCATCTTCACGCAAACACCATAAAATACTGTCGGGATTCTTCTGATATGCCACCTCGACGAGTGGGCTTTCCAACAGGTGGTCAGAATAAAGGCTTATGTCAACCGCCTTGTATGCGTCCAAATAATAGTCATAGGTAAATTGACGGATCTTTTTGCCTGTTCTTTGGACAAAGTGAATCATACTGTCAACAGAAATCGGCTGTATATCTTCCGAGCCCCAGTTCGAACGAGCCCGAGCCGATACGTCTGTCGGTTTAATTCCTGAATCATCCGTGCCTTTAACCACAAATTCGTTTCCGTATGTGCCAACCAACAAGAAGTTTTGGCCAGTAATCCAACGAATGTCCGAGCCATCGCCGCACGCATTAGTTGCAAGCTCCACGTTGATCGCTCCGCTGTCCTCGTTATTCAAGGCAGGCGTAAAGTCCTCGTATGCGTAGGGCTGTGATCCGTAAATGTTTCGTGGGCTATTCGGTGTCCGTCCATAATATAAGCGTCCATCCATAAGGCCAATGACGGACGGATAACCCCGATGTTTGCTCCATGCTCCCTCTCCCCAAAGCTTCGTTGCTGAGGTTGTGGATAGTTTCCATTGAACGGTTGCCGATACATGGGTCGAATCCGTAAAGCCGGTAATCTTGAAAAATCCCTGCTTTTCAATGTTGTCAACAGTCGTCTTTTCGCCCATCCACCAATAAGAGCCGACATGGTTAGCGTTAAAGATTGCGGTTGAAGCGGACACGGTTATATTGCCCGTTGCTGCGCTCGCCATCAAAGTCGTGCTTGTAATGTTCTCGTCCAAGAATGGCGTGCATTTAAAGGTTGTTTCTTTTAATTCCCAGTTGTTAGACGCGTGGCGGATGAGTTCCAAAGGCTTATTGGTGTTGCCTGTATCATCCTTATAGACAATTTTAATAACGTCGTCCAACTGGACATATTTAATCGTTTTAAGTTGTGCCTCTGTGAATGGGTTAGAGATCTCATAGACTTCATTGTTGCCATTGACCACATAACCGCCATTGTTAAAGAAGCGGAAATACCCAGCACCGCACTCGATAATATATGAATCCTGCGCGGAAAAGACGAATCTTAAAAGTCTGGCCTTGCCATTGTTCTTTGTGTTTGTGATATATTCAGAGCCGACCATACGGGACACAACGCCATAGGGGCGCACCCAACAGTTTCGGCACTTATCAAGACATGCGGTGTATGGATCAACATCGACACGCCCAAACATCAGGGGATTTACTTCGCCCCGAGCAAAGGTAGGATAGACTGGACTTGTTCTTGCCATATATTACCCCCTAATAGCATTGACCCATAAATCGTCCTTGATTTGATCCGGCGCCTGTTCTTTGGCGTTCTTTGACTTCGCTATGGGCAAAAAATGACTTTCATAAAGATTTATAAGTTCCATCTGTTTTGACGCGATATTGGTTAAATCAAAACACATGTCATGGGCTAACCGGTAAGACAAGGCGTCAACAAAAGATGGGGAATAAAGCGTTGGATCTTCGCATAAATAGGTATAAAGGATCCCAACACTTTCGGAATTGCTTTTAATATATTGACCCTCAATTTTCAAATCATCGACCGTTGAATCAAAGATACGGACGAGATCAGCGGGCTTTTGGAAATAGTTGCCACCACCCCAAGCGGGCTGTGTGGTTATTCTGTTTAAGTTAGCTCTTTTCAGAGCAAAAGACCAAGGACATTCTGCAAGTATGCTTTTAAGACTGTCATTGTAGGCATTTTGTGCGGCCTTTGCTTCTTCTGTTTTATCGGACAGATTCACGATTTTGTTAGCACCCAACAAAGCAAGGGCACGATTTACGATAGATACTTGGCTCATTTTCGAATTTCCTTAAAAAGAAAGGGGTGGGAACACAATTTAAACCCACCCCCAAAATTTACATTAAAGAGCGTATGTGCATACGACTTTAATTGTTCCTGTGGCAGAGGCGCCCAAGTTTTTGGCGGTCACTACATCATCGCCGGCATTTGTGCCGATACGATAGCCGATAGCGTCAGCCAAAGAAATGTGAGCAGCACCCGCGGCGGTGGCTGTATCAGCCCCGTCAATGTAGCGATCGACATCGTTGCTGTCGCCTACATCTAAGGTTGTGCCTGTGCCTAAATCGTCAAAATAGACATCCATCCCATAAATGACGGCGCCTTTTGGCAATTTGAACAAGTTGATAATATCGTTAGCAGCCAAAGAAGATGCTTCATAGCTTGTCGCGATGACATGCAAACCGACGTTTGCAATACCGGCATCTAAGGCCATTTTCCCCGCTTCTTGTGCGGCGAAAGTTGTAGATTTTACAGTAGCCATATTTTAGCTCCTTTCAATTAAGCAGTTTGATCGCATTTGATCTTGACGACTTTGGCTTCTTCCAAACGACCAGCGCCGCAAGACATTTCATAATAGACCTGTTTGCTGTAAGACAAGTCTGGGCGTTCTGTGATACGCAAGAACAAATCTTCTAACATACCGAAGCACACGCCTGTCTTATGGAAGGCAAAGCAATCCGCGATATTGGAAGCAACGGACACGATACCGTCAGGCAACCAAACGAATTTGAAGCCCATGAATGTATCAATGTCGCCATGCACCAAAGCGCGCACGTTGTTGTAATCGGCGGACGTTGTTTCTGTCACACCCAACAATTGCTCTTTCTCGGTAGCACTTGCAACCAAAGCACGGTCGCCAGCTGGGACACCCTTAGCGTCCAACATCTTCGCAGCACGACGAATCTTTGCAACGGTCAAGCCGCTGTTGGATCCGCCCAAGTTGACGGCAATTTCTTGTCCAGCAGGGAAAGAAACGGCTGTCGAGCCTGTTTCGCCACGATAAGCGACACCACCCAAAGCAGCATAAATCACTTTATCGATTTGTGTGCCGACGGCGGATTGGATACAGATTGAAGCCATAGAGGCGGGATCTGCTAATGTTTGTAATTCCAAAGAACGATCTAACACACGAGCGTCATTGTATGTAGCAATGTCAATGCGCGTCCGAGATAAATTCGGGTCGTTTTGTGGTGTGCTAGCATTTGGGCTTGTCTTTGCGGACATTTCCCACGTTCCAATTTGATCTTGATAGAAGGTTTTTCCTGTAATACCTTCCGTTCTGACGAACACCTTGTCATACAACATAGAGCGTTCTTGACGTGCCAGAGGCAGAATTATTGAAGAATAAGCCTGTGTTCTGACATCATACTGAGTAGTATTTGCCATGTTATGTTTTCCTTTCAATTTGGCATTAAAAAAATCCGTTAGGGTCATTCCTAAGCGGACAACTTTCTGAGCGCCTTATCCGATAATCGGGGGCTTGTGTATAAAAAAGGGGGCTTTTAACGGCTTATCCCATCATCTGCATTAACGATTCAATGTAAGCAACACGTTCTTTACGCTCCTGTTCGGAAACATAAGATTGATTGTGTTCTCTACACCAAGCCATATCGTTGCGGTGGTTTTTCACGCCCGCAAAATAGGCATCGTTTGGGTCTGCCATAATCCGGTCAAACTCTGCTTTGGCTTCGGATGGGGTTCGAGTAAATCCTTGAACTTGTCCTTCCATGCCGCCGAGAGTCCCCTCAGAAATGGAATCTCCCATTCGTGCAAGAAACTTTATAAAGCGCGTGTCGTTCCCAATCTTAGAGAGGAAATACTCGTTTTCCTCTTTTGAGCCCGACATCTTTTCAAGAAATTTGGCGGCCTTTTGCATTTTCTCATCGTAGGCAGCGCCCCATTCTTGCTTTAATTGTTTTTCGGCTTCTGCTTGTTCGGCTTGCGCCTGTTGTTGCATAGCCTGATCATAGCGATCAAATTCGCCTAAGTGAGCGTCCAATAACTTTTGCGCAACGCTCGGCGCGATATGATTCGCTTTCATCAACTCTTTAAACTCTGTTAAACTGACGCCATCTGGAGCTTTCAAATCGTATTTGTCGGCTGTGTCGGGAACACCGAAGGCCGTATCATATAGCCCCCATGCGACGCCATCATTTTCATCTTTTGGAATTGCTACCTTGCTTTGTCCCATTAAAGATTGCAACTCAATATAACTCTTTGACAGTTTGTTTATATCCCCGCCGAATTTTGTGATTGACGGATGATTCTTAAACTCAGGGGATAAAGCCCCCATGAAGTCAAAGGTTGAAGTTGTTGTGTTTTCACCAACATTTGGCTGAGCGTTCCCCGCGGCTGCACCGCCTTCGGGCGCGACAGTTGTCATTTGTTCGGTCATTATTTTAAGATCCTTTCGTATTGTTTCGCGATTGCTGCCGGCAAAACATCATCGCGCATAATTGTCTTGATTGTTAAAATCACGTCCCGTTTGCCGCCGGAATATGAAATTTGGTAGGGATCGCTTGACAATACCGCGCTATTATATCCGCAATAGTATTCCAAGAAGGCCATAAACATCGGGTATTTTTCGGCCACGTCCCTAAAAACAGTCTTTAAGTCCGCAATACAATTCTCGTCACTTAGATTGATCTGCTCTGACATTCCTATCCCCTTCCGCTGCTGTCTTGTATGTTTGAGCCGCTGCTTGTGCTGCCATCAGCTGATCATTGGCGGCTTGTGCCTCAGCGCGTGCTTCGCGTAATTGACGCACTTCATCATCAGAATTGAGCAAGTCGGTTGACACGCCGGTAATGTTAAAGATCTGTTCAACTGCTTTGTCCCCGTTGATTTTGTCCAACACTTCCGGTTTGAATTGTGAAATCTGTCCAGCGATGGACATCGCGCTCACAATGTTATTTACTTCGGCTTGACGTTGTGATTGCACCAAGCGACCGACAAATTTAACTTCAAAGTTCGGATTCTGCATCATCACATCTGGCATACGCGGCAACTTGCCGTTTTCGTATAGTGTGACGACCACTTTTTCAATGAGTGGCTGCAAGACATCGTTCATAAAGCGACCAACTGCGGGGCCTAAAACGGTCATCTTTTCAGAGATACGTTCCATCACTTCCGGCACGGTCATTTGTTTTGTCAGCTCATTAAACGCTAAGAATGTGTCATAGAACATCAAAGAGCGAATTTGCTCTTGATAATAGCGCAAATTGTCAATGCCGACTTGCGGATTGCCAAAGTTCCCAATCGGAAAGATTTCCTCTTTGGGGCTTAGGCTCCCCCTCTCGTAATAGTTGATTGCGCGAGGGTTAAAGTTTGGCGTTCCAATAAAGGCGTTGTCCGGTAAAGCAATCGCCGGATCTGCCTGCTTCATAGCGGAACGCAAAATTGTGTCGTTCATTGTGTTGACCAATCGGGCATAAGGTAAGGCCTTCATGGCTGGGGAATACCCATACACAATATGAGGTTGCTTGTAAAATCTGTGTGCCACGCATGGCATAGTCCAAAAGCCGCTTTCGCTCATGATCGTCTTTGTGGCTTCGTCCACCCATACCATCCGGATCGGCATATTTTTATTGTCTATCTTGTCGGGGTTGCGATCCATGCGCTTGCCGAAATAGCAAATAAACTTAAATTTCTTGTCATCGTTTCGGCCTGAGGCATAGCAATCTTTAATCTTTTGGGAACACTTAGAGCCAAAGCGAGATAATGCTTGCTCGGCTGTGTAATCAAATGACAAATAAAATTCGTTGGGGCGCTCCCGTGCGTCCTCTGTCAACAATAATTTCTTGATGGGCAAGGTATAAAAACGCACGCCGTCGTCTTTATCTTCTTCACAGAATAAGGCGGCCGTTCCATACACGCAAGATTCTTTATAGAAGATTGGCATTTCGTTATAGAAGTTAGAGCGGGAAAGTGTGAGCAACACCTCATCGCTGACATCATTCATCCACTTCTTGACTTCGTCATTATCACGCAAGGCACGATCTGAGTGCTCCAAGAAAAGCCATTTTGAGCTTTCGGGTGTCAGATAGGCGCACAATCCAGCGGCCAAAACATCCGCACAATCGATTGAGGTTGAATCCAAAAGGGTGTGCAGCTGTGAGCCTTTGTTCTTTTCGTCCGTGATATTCGAGCCTTCAACGAAAAAATAATTGTGTAAAACTTGATAAAGCGAATCAAAATCAGCCCTAGAATTTCCTAAAAGCTTATTATTCTTGACGATTTTTTCCGCGGACAAATCCATTGAATCCATAGTTTAAGCTCCATTTAATTTTTTACGAGAAACAGGCTGTTGCTGTTCTTCTTTGGCAACGCGTGTCTGTTTCCACAGGTCAACGTATGGCTCATTCTTATTGAGCTCGGCAAGACGCTCGTGCTCTTGATTTGCCTGTTGTTCCTGTTCGCTGATTTCTTCCATTAGACCCCCAGTTGAGAGAATCCACCCAATAACGTATAACGACGAGCAGAAGCAAAGCCCAAGCCTTTATTGGCACTACGACCCAACAAAGAGTTTTGGCCAAAGTATCTGTTTAATTGTGAGCCTGTGCTGATGTCTTGATATTCAGCGTTTCTGTTAGCATTGGCGGATTGCACGTGTGCCCGATCAGGCGCAGAGTATGCAACATATTTCCCGTTGGACATATAGCCATTACCGGCTGCCACATCTGCTGCTTCTTGCTGTTTGCGTTTCTGTTCTGCGGCTGCGGCCGCTGCTGCTGCTTGTTGTTGTTTGACAACTTGCATATAATGATACATAGCTGAAATTCTGCCAGACATAGTTTTAACCTCCTAAAAGTGTTTTCTTTCTAACAGTTGCCGACACGTCGGACGAAAATTCGCCGAGAGCGGTTGTATAGTTTGTTTGTGATTTATTCGCAAAGGCAGATCTGCGGACGGCGTTTGCCTTTTCCTTTTCAGCTGCCGCTGCGTTTTCTTGTTCTTTAATGAGCGCTTGCGCTTGTGCTTCCTGTTGATTGGCCGCTTTCTCTGCGCTCTTGATGGCCTTATCTTGTGCATGACCTACGGCATAACCCGCAGCCGCACCAGTTCCGCCACCAATGGCCGTGCCTAATCCAATACCGGCAGCCGTTCCAGCTCCGGGGGCAACGATCGTCCCAACAACGGCACCAGCTACGGCACCAACTGCACCGAGCACTTTTCCGCTACTTTTACTTCCCATTATTTAATTTCCTTTCTCATAGTGGCGACTTTATAACCGCTTCTTTCAAGGTATGTATAAAGCCTGTCGCCTAGATGGCTTCCTTGATATAGATATTTGCAATCCCACGCTTTGGCCATTTCCTCAAATTTGCGTTGGATCTTTAAAAAAACTCGTATGTTTCGTTTATCCGGCTTGATGTAATAAGACACAATGTGCATTTCACGCGTGCCCCATATATCGGCCGAAGGCTCTAACACGGCATAAAAATCTTCTTCCAAAATGAAGATGTAATAATTCTTTAACGCCGCAAAGTGTTGCAGGCAAGCCTGATTCTTTTCGGCTAACCCGAACTCGTCATTGACCTGTTTAATCCAACCGTCGATGACTTCCATAGATACCGCTGCACCAATGACAATGTTCATTTAAAACCCCGCAATCGCAAATAGACTTTGATTTTGGCTCTTACTCTCTCTTTCTCGCCTCATGCTTTCGGCATAACCTGAGCGCTTATTGACGGGTGGGCGTGCCACTTGTTCCGTCATGGCCAACGCGTCCACAATGTCGATATATTCGCTCTTGATAGCGTCCTTTGTCACGCCAGCCAATTCTGCCTTAAACTCAGGCAACCAAGTCGCCTCATCTGGAAAATAGATTGCGTGCGCCTTAAAATGAGGCTGCAACAATTTAATCCGTTCAAGTTTGCTTCCTTGTTTGGCATGTTCGAGAGGCACAACATTAAAAAAGACATTTCGCTTTTTCATCTCTTGCGTCAGGAACGGCTTCATAACCTGTTCCCACCAGCCCTTTTCAATGTAATAATCACGCAGGCGATATTTAACCACCATGTTAAAGATATGATCAATAATTTCCGCACTGTCCCATCTTCCATATTTACAGTCAAGAATAAACCAATTATTCTCTGCGTCGATACCGGTTAGCACCATAGCCCGATAACAACTCTCGGGATTGGGCGAGCTTGCCGGATCTAAGCAACAAAACAAATTGCAGCGGCTTATTAAATCCTCACGGCGTGTTGGCGAATAATACCGGTAATCTTCCTCTTGAAAGATCCTGTTTTCGTCAGCAACCGCTTGACACATCTTTTCGGCCATCCAAATATCGAGCTTGCCGAGCCGTGTATAATCGGCCTTTTCTTTCTCAATATCGGCAAGGCTTTCCTTTTCTGGCCATGTTGGCTTGCCGTCAACCACAACAGGAATCCGAATTGCTTCAAATCCCAAGTGGTCGGCGTTCTGTATGCAACGCTCAATCACGCACTTTTCGCCGAGATTGTTTCCGATCATAAAGATACGCGATGACTTGCCCAAGAACACAATATCAGACAAAAACCAATCCCAGTCAGCGGACAAGATTGTTTCCGACCGGCTGTCGTCTTTATCTTGAATATCGTCCAAAATAACAATAGACGGACGCCTATCTTGATTTGATAGACCACGAATACCGGCGCCTTTGCCGTATGCTTCAATCCGTATATTGACCTTTAAACCCTCTTTGTTCAGCACATCAACCGAGAAAGCGTTCATGCTTTCTTCTCTGATCTCAACGAGATTGTGTTGCAACAAAGGGTTGGCGTGATATTCGCCAATAATATCTTTCAGTTTAGCCGACGCCATGCGCTGGTTTTGTTTGATGATAACAATAAAATCCAGCCCCTTCTTTGGGTAGGCCAAACAATGCAGGGGGAATGTTCGCAAGGCATACGAGCTTTTGCCCGATTCCCGAAACATTTCCATAGCAACGTTTTCTTTCCCATTCAAAAGCATGTCAGACAACCGATAGTGGAAATCAGCCGCCGGCAATTCTTTGTCGGGATCGTTTGAAAGAGCAACATAACGGAACGGAACAAGGCTATGCTCCATCTCGTGCAGGACATTATTTGGAATGTTTAGCTTTCCCATAAGCCCTCGCTTTTTCTTCTGTCCTCTTTTCAAACAAAGAGTATTCGTTCACATTTAAAGTCTGTTCCGTCTTGTCTGTCCATCCGTGATTTTTCAACCAAAAGATGGCACCGGTTGAAGATTGGCCGGATATAAGAGCTTTCTCGGCGTATGCTTCAATCCGTGTAATGGCCTTTTTAATTGTGCAAGAAAACTCTTCACGTTCTTTGTAATCATAAAGGCTCTGTCTGTCAGCAAATCCAAGATGTAAAGCTAGGCCTGCAACAGTAGGTGGATGAGGGATGATCCCGATAGATCCGTTCTTCATAACGGGCACACCGTTTTCATCTTTGATAATTTCATCAACGCACTTCGCAAAGTATTCGTCAATCTTCTTTTCAAGCTCGGCAACAGTCTTGTATTTTAAGGGTCGTCCTGTTTCCATGGCGATTGTCCTTCCATTTTTTTAAAAGTTATTCGGGCTTTTCCGCTTTCAATGTCAAATGTTCATAAGCGGGCTTGCCATAGATCTCGACCAACAAGGCGTCAATCTCAGCGTTGCACTTATCCCGAAGCTCAATAATTTTGTCATTCAAAGGTTTGATACGGTCAAGTTCCTTTTGTGCTTCTTCTTCTGTCAGATAGCAATAGGACTTAAACACAACAACATAGGTCTGCCCGTTCTTTACAGAATAGACGTCGTGTCCTTGCTCATTGACCGAGTAGCCAAGCACAACGCCCTTTTGGACGCCGTTCTTGACATCGCAATAATAAATCTCTTGCCCTAACTCAAACATTACTTATCCCCTTCGGCTGGTGTTTTTGTTTCGTCCTCTTGCGCGGGCGTGCTCGCGGGCGCGGTTTCGGGCGCAGGCGCGGGCGATTGGTCACCTTCCGGATCTGCTGGGGTTTCGGCTTCCGCTTTCTTCTCAGCAATCTCAGCCTTCAATTTTTCAATGTTCTTGTTGTGGGCGCTTTTAATTCCCAATAAGCGAGCTTCCTCTCTGATGGCCTTTTCTTCAACGTCATCGGTTGGGTCTGGCTCTTTTTCTTTTGCGCCTGCCGGCAAGATCTCAACAACGGATTCAATGGGGGAAATGTCGCCCTCGTAATCAAAGACTTCCCCGACTTTCACTTCTGTCTTGCCATCTGGCAATAAAATGTTATGTTTAGCTTTTAATTTCATGTTATGTCCTTTTGTTAAATTCAATTTATCTCGGCTAGTCCTTAAAAAATCCGCCCCCGAAAGAGCGGATAAAACATAAGGATAAAAACAATATGAAAAAAACTTTATTCGTTTCTTCTAGCCGTTTTTTTATAACCGGTGGCTTTATCGCACTACCTGCCGATTATACCTAAAAAGCTACCAAATTTTTTTATAAATGTCGCATGAAAAAGTGTCGCAAAGTGTCGCATTATGTCGCAAAGTGTCGCATTTTTCAAATTTTTCGCACAATTTCATCCAATCCATCATAAAAATACCTGAGCAAAGTTGCCCGATGAAGATGGCGGTCGGCAAATTCTTTCTTCACAAGATAGCTTGCAATCCGTTTCCAGCCCATCCCCTGACAACGCTTTTTCACAACCGCCCACTTGATCCCGCGAATTGTGCCAAGCCATTTGTTCGCTTCTTCCCATAGCTCCATATCGGCCGACGTGATACGCTCCCGTGCATGTTCCCAATCTTCCTGTATATCTTCAAGACTGCGTTCATCATCAGGGATCACGACAAGCTGGCCAAGTATGCTCGTCGGATTTTTTAGCCCGACCTTTGGCAACATGCGGTCAATCTCAAAGGCTCTGCGCAATAATTCTTCGAGCTCTTGCCTAGTTGTTGGTGTTCTCATCGTCGCCCCCTATTGCTGCCGGATTAGTCATGCCGACTTCTGTGACGGCGATCAAACTATTTGTGACAAGCTGCTTGATCTTATCAACGCGATCTTCGTCAGTCATGCCCCGCGTTTCGATGCACTCCATGACGCGGCCGTATATGTTGAAAAGGATGTCGTTCTGCACGGACAAATTCCTGTTCATCTTTCTGAGGTCGTCAGTTGTTTGTGGCTTCGTTTGGATCTCTTGAAGCTCCTTGACCTCTTTTCTCAAACGGGATTCCTCTGCCAAGAGGTATTGAATGTTTTTCTCGGCTTTCTTTTTTGCCTTAAAGCGTGGTATGGCGTCGTCAATGGTGCAGCAAAGAGCCATCGCAACTCTTTCGACTGCTTCCGGTCTGCAACCTTCTTTCAAACAAAGCGATTTTTCTTCTGGTGTCATAGTTCCCCCTTTCATGTTAGGCGTTAGCTACTTGTTTGTTCTCTCTCTGATCTTTCGTGATCAAAGCGTTTCGGATTATGTGGGCAGGTATCTCTTGCCCCAAAAAGTGTTTGCGAAGCCAATAATCGATTTCGCCAATCTGCCCCTCACTCAAAGGGCGAAGCTCAACCTGAAAATGATCGTCCCAAGCTACATGATAATCTTCCCCAATATAAATTTTTTCTTCCTTCCGTCCATCCATTTCGGCAGAGTTATCCCCAAAGTTATCCACATTTAGGGGGGAATCTATATGGGGGGTTTTATATATATCCATATCCATATCCATATCGGCTTTTTTGGGTTTTGAAAATAAGCCATCGCTTTTTTTGGTATCCGAAAAAACCGACTGGGTTTTTTGGGTTTCTTCTCTTTCATCATTAGAAGGACGTCCACCCTTTGACCCATTGGCCTTGTTTCTCTCGCAAACTTCTCTATACTTTTGCTGGTTGTAGTCCATCCTTTGGCGGATGAATTGGAACAATATCTTTGCAGCTGATGGCAATTCGATGATTGCTCCTGTCATGTGGTATTCATACAATGCGGTCAACAACAAGCCCTTGTCCTGCGTCGAAAGCATTTTGATTGGCTCGTAGTATTCTTCGTAAAGAATAAAACTATCTTTCCTCTTTTCCATTGTTTAGATCCTTTGTTTGATTGTTAGTGTTTAGCAGCGTGCGATAACTGCTACCGTTTGGGTCATAGGCTCCCCAGCCTTTCAATGTGTCCAATGCTTCCTCAACCGTCCGGCAAAGGGCGTATGGATACCCTGAATTTTTACAAAAGCGGGCGAAGTCGTCTTGATGTATGCTCGTCCCGTTCTTGCCGAATTTTAACTCGATGAATCCAACCTTGCTGTCTGGCAACAGGCAAACAAGGTCAGCAATACCGGCAACAACGCCCATCCGTTTAAACTTTGCCGCCTCGATCGCGTTCCTTTGTCCCCCGTTGGCCGGATGAAACAACCTAAACCATTCGTCGCGTGGTGTATGATTGCGCCAAACGGAAATGATCGCCTCTTGCAGCTGATCCTCGCTATTCACATTTCGGCCATAAGCCACGTGTCGATATTCAATCACATTCATAAATTGCCTCTCTTGCCATTCTTGCTTTTTCCAATAGGCGCTATAACAACCACTTTTCGTCATTCATCATCCCCCATAAAAGAATCATTGTTAGTATTGCCCCCAGCAAAACAACTTGTTGTATTGCCATCATGCCTCCTTGAAGTCGCTAACCGACACAGGGATATTGTTTTTTAAGCAATAATCCCAAAGCGCAATAACAACTTCTTTTGATAACCTTTTCCGCCAAACTTGCTGAGCAAGCGTTTGATATTTGATATTCAATCCGCTCTTAGTAAGAATGTCGTAAATGTTGCGCAATTTTCCCAGTTTTTTTAAAATTTTCATGTTCTCTTTTCCTTTCATTTTCTAAAAACTACTATTTGTAGAAATAAAAGTCAAGAGAAAAAATGACGGATTGTAGATTTTTTTTATTTTGACATTTTGTAGAGTTCGTGCTATATTTAGTCCCATGTTAGGCGATAAGATGAAAGAAGTGTTAAAGAAGCAAAAGATCTCACAAACAAAAGCCTGTGAGATGATGGGTGTCGAACAAGCCCGCTTTAACCATTGGATATTAAATAAGAGAAAACCGGACTATGAACAAATAGCCCAGTTCTGCAAAACATTCGGAACAACACCCAACTTTTTAATGGGATTTGATGAAATAAGCGATCAAGACAAAGCCTTGCTCGCTGCCGTAAAATCGTATGCAGCACAAAAAGAAGCAACAGAAAATTCTGCGAATAATGATCAACAAGCGCCAATATCAACAGGCGCAGAACAAGGACGATGATGTTTGAAAATTTAATTGCTCAGCTCGGCGCCATCTTGATTTTGGGTGTCTTTTATTATATTATAGCTTTTGCCTGTGTGAAGGTAAAAGAAAAATGGCAAAGCAAGAAAAAAGGCAAGAAGTGAAAAAAGCGTGTGAGTTTATTTTATCGGCTATCTTAAATCTAGCCATCATCTATTATATTCTCAAAATGCCCCGCTGCGTTTGGTGTGAGGAACACCCGAACACTTTCACGGCCATCGGATTCTTTGTGTTGTGGATCCCAATGCTCTATTTCATTATGAGGCACGACAAAACGAATCGCTCCAATCAAAGATAAGCCCCGATTTTATTGGCTTTCAGCATTTTAAGACGAATCTTTTTACGATTCGTTTTATTTTTTACCCAAAAATGCCCTTTTCGGGGCAATTTTTTTTAAAAGCACCCCCAATTTTGGCAAAAATCCAACTACATTTTGTTGATTTTTTGCAATAATTTTCAAAGATTTATAAAATATTTTCTACTTTTTGTTGTTTTTCTATTGACATTATATCTACAATCTGTAATAATTTAGGCATAACCAAGTCCGATTGTATGGGACGACATACTGATTCCACTCGGCCGGCTAGCTCCCCGATAAAAGAGTGTCTGGCAAGGAAAAGCCCGCGAAACAACCAAAAGAACCGGATACCCGCCGAATATGGGGAATAAGTGGGAATAACAAAACGTCCATCCAGCAAAAGGAGCTTATATATGGGTCAGAAAAAGGGGCAACTTGAAGAATTGATTTGCACTATTGCAGATCTTAAAACAGAAAATCAGCACTTAAAACGGCTACTTTCTGAAACAAAACTCGCAATCAAAGACGCTATGAAAAGCAACAACTACGCCACCCAGCTAAGGCGGGTCGTGGATGTTTTAAGCAAGAATGGCGTTCGCGATTTATTCACGTTGAACTTTGACTTATAAGCTACACAAGAAAGGAGCAAACATGGAAAACACACCAGAACAAACAGAAATAATGGCCATGCCAGCGCCGGCCACTCAGGTCGACATGACAGAGGACATTTTAGCCGCAGCCAACAGACGGGTTGCGCAACTTGACAAGATCATTAGCCTGTCAATCAAACGGACAAACGAGAACGATTGGGTCAATCAGGATGGCAAGCCCTACCTGTGCGCCTCAGGTGCCGAAAAGATCGCTCGCCTGTTTGGTGTCGGTTGGGATCACGTCAGATGTGAAAAGATTTTATCGAACGACGAAAAAGGACAATTCTATTACTTCGAATACACCGGCGACTTCTATTTGGGAAACGATAGGATTTCGGCCGTTGGCACTTGCAGCCAAAAAGACCAATTCTTCGCTATGTCCAAAGGCCAGATGAAGCCAGCAAGCGAGATTGACGAAACGAATATCCGCAAAGCCGCTTATTCAAATATGCTCGTCAATGGTATTACTCGAATCTTGGGCATTCGCAATTTGACATGGGAAGAGCTGACCGCCAGCGGTATTGACCGCTCAAAGGTGCAAGGCGTGAATTACAAAACCAAAAAAGACCATTCAAACGATATGCCGGAAGATACTGCCCAATGGGTTGAATGGCTGAAAAAGCAAGAAAGCCCGAAAGATTATTATGGCATTGTCAAGAACTCGACAGCGCCGCAAGAGGTAAAGCGTGCTTGCATTGACATTATGTATCCAAAGAATGGGGGTGCCCAATGAGATTATTCAAGATAAAAGACCAACTTGGAAATGATTTTTGGGCAGAATACAAATGCCCTCATTGTGGCCACACAACAAAAGAAATTCAGGGGTATATGGACGAGTTTTATTTTAAAAATGTTATCCCGAATATGGCATGCCCAAACTGTGGCAAAAAAGATAATGGAACGAAAGAGGTGCCCAATGAGAAATGAGCCTGCAACCTTAGAAGAAACAAACGGCTTGATCGCTCACATGATCGAACGCAGGAACAACTTCTTGCAATCAGAGATCAGCCGCTACCCGAAACGCGCCTTTACATGCTCAGATATTCACGAGTGCGACCGCTACATGATCCATTCGTTGCTTGACTGGGATAAGCGCGAACTGCACGACACAGGCTTGCAAGCCATCTTTGACGCCGGCAAGCGTGAAGAGGAAAATGTCAAACAGCGTCTTGGCTATGAGCTCGGCCTTGAATTTGTGGAGCAACAAAGCCCGTTTGAAATCAAAAACAATTTGGGCGAAGTGATTGCCAGCGGACGCATTGACGGCAAGATTCTTTGGGAAGGCAAAGCGATCCCTGTTGAAATCAAGTCGATGAATGAGAACTCTTTCAACATGATCAATTCATTGGACGACTTCAAGAAGAAGCCGCTATACCGGAAATACTTGCGCCAAATGCAACTCTATCTTTACGGGAACAATCAACAATACGGCTTATTCATCTTGTCCAATTTCCGCACGGAAAAGATTATTTTGGTCGAGCTGGATTATGGCGAGTGTGAATATATCTTATCCCGCTTAGAGCGTTTGTGGGAAATGAAAAAGCGCGGCGAATACCCAGAGGGAACATACAAGCCAGAACTGTGCGACCGTTGCCCATTTGCCACTTTGTGCATGACGGACGTCAGCAACAAGCCAGCCGATATGATCAACAATGAAGAGCTGGAAGAGAAATTAAACCGGCGCGAGGAATTAGCCCCAGCCGCCAAAGAATACGCGGACATTGACGCAGAGGTTAAATCAGTCTTTAAGTCAATACCGCACGCATTTGTTGGACAATCCTTTGAGATTACCGGCAAGGAACAGATCCGAAAGTCTGTTGACACAAAGGCCATCCCTGAGGAAATCCGCAAACAGTATGAGAAAGAATCCTCATGCTGGATAACCAAAATAAAAAAGATATAGAAAGGAGCAAACATGACAGAAGAAACAACAACAAACAACCTGACAAGATTCATTGAGCGCATTGAACGCTTGGAATCCGAAAAGGCGGATTTGGTCGCAGACATTCGCGACATATACGCCGAAGCGAAAGGCATGGGCTACGATACAAAGGTCATGCGTCAGATCATCAAGCTGCGCAAAATGGATCCTGCGGATCGTTCCGAGAACGAATACCTGCGCGACGAGTATAAGAAGCTCGTAGGAATCAACGACTAACCACAACGAAAGGGGGACACATGTTGAACTTCTTTAAAAGACTTTTCAAAAAACAGGAACAACCATGTCGCAACAGCAAAGGACAATTTGTCAAGGGCTATAAGTGCGGATTAAAACGGAACACAAGGGGGCAATATGTCAAACGCAAAAAATGACAAAGCCAAAAAAGAGAGCGAGCTCATCAAGGCGCTTGCTCTCGCCCTCGGGTGCTTAAAGGCAAAGGTCTTTGACAAAGCGATTATTGAGGATTTGGACAAGGTGCTTAAAGAAAATATGAGGCTAGCGAATGAAAAAGTATAAAACAGACGATATGATTATTTCTGTCCGCGTTGTTAGGACGCAACCGCACGAGGTTGTTTTGAATATACAGTATGCCAAAGATGGCGAACAGGAAATCATTTTGCCTGCTGACTGTATCAAGCGCCAATTCAGCGATAACGCTTTTGCAAAGCACTTATTAAACTTTTTTATAAAGGAGTAATTATGGGTAGCAGTTCGGATGTAGCACAACAAGGTTTTGAATGTGAAGTGCATAATATTATAACAAAAGGATAAACAATGAAAAAAGAAACACCGAAAACAATGGTCATTACAACTCTTAGTGGCAACAAAATTCGCATTAAAAAGGCGGAAGTGGCCGATATAATCGAACAAAACTTACTACTGGGGGGGGGGCTACGACGTGGTGATCATTATGAAGTCAGGGTATGAATACATAGTCCAAGAAACGAAAAAATTTTTACAACAAAAAATAGCAGAAAGGAGAGTATAAAAATGGAAAACGAAACAACGGAAAAGGTCAAACCAATTATAGATTTATTTAGCAACGGCGTGTCCTTGCGGATCTATCCAAAGAAGAAAGAGGAAAAGACATATTATCAAGTGTCCATGCACCGCAAATATGTGAAGGATGGACAAGATGTCTATGAAACAATGCACTTCTTCCCTGATGTCATGTTGCCTATGGCCGAGCTTTTGCGCGAGGGATTTAGCATGTTGAACAGCTATAAACTGGAAGTGTCACGGAAGAAAAAAGAAATACAAAAAGCATGGGAGGAAGCACAATGCGAATCTTCGGTTTAATCATTATGCCAAAAAAGAAACTGACAAAGCTCATATCCAAAACATACGATGAGGGCTTTGAATCAGGCGAGAACTTTACAAAGGGATTCAATAACGCATGGATTCAACCGGCATTGGATGATCTCGAAAAACTTCGGGCGAATACATGGGATCAAAACAAAATAACCAAAATCCAACATTGGCTTAAAGGCATGTTAAAAACTGCCGAGGGGGTCGTATGAGCAACGAAGCAGCAAGAGAAATTATATCAACGGTAGCCGAGCTTTTAAGTAAAGCGAGCGCTATGATTGATGATGAAAAACAATCGTTCATCTATCACTATCCACTTGAACGTTGTCCTGATGATATTTTGAAAAAGTGGCTCAAACAGAATGAGCACGAATACGCAAGCATGGTTGCTTCACTTGAAGTTGAACGCGAACTTAAAACAAGAGAGAGATTAAACATTAAAATCGAGGTGGTAAAATGATAGAACTTTTAATCATATCAGCGTATGCGTTGGCGTTCTGCATGTTTATTGACGCCTGCATGAAGTCACTATCAAGGAAAAGAGTTGAGGACTATGTCATCATCGAGGGCTTGCGTTGCCTGTTGTCAATGGTATTGACCGAAGAATTTAAAAGCGACAAATGTATGAATGACGCAAGAAACGATTATGTTCGCTCGACAATCAAGCTACTTGATTCTTGGAACGATCAAGTAAGAGATCAAGCTAAGGATACAAGTAAAAAGAAGAAAGGCAAAAAATGAGAATACTTGGGGTCATTATTTGCACGGCGCTCCTCGTTCTGTTCTGGCTATGGCGGGCGGACTGGGATGTTAAATGTGCCTTTGATAAAAATCCGCAGATCTGCGCAACAATGAAAAAGGGGATAAAATGAAATTTGATATTTTCGGCCACAGAATTTTTATTACAGCCGTCAAGAAAAAGGACTTGCCACATAAGGACACATGCCCTTTTTGTGGCTCATCCCGATTTCGGTATAAAAAAAGAAGTAGCACCGGCCAAAAATGTATTTGTTTGGATTGTGGAAAAATAAGTTATAAGTGGGGTGTATATTAAAATGACTTTTAAGTGTCAGCGTTGCGGTAAATGTTGCGGGATCGTTCCGTTTAATAAAAAGGAATATGCGGCCATAAGAGATTATGCACGCAAGAATCACATCGGATTTACAAAGCAAGAGATGGGCGACAAGGTTGTTTATTTCCCGAAGGCCACATACAAACAATTCATGATTGCCGCCGAGCGAGCACACAACGAGGGGCGTTTGATTGACAATCAGTTTGACCGCGTTGTTTGTCCGTTCCTGCAATATGACATTAAAGGTTTGGCGTCTTGCGCCATCTATGAAAACAGACCGGAAGTTTGCCGACTATTTGGACGCGGCGGCCATCCGTTTTTAACATGTCCAAATAATCCAATCGTGGGGGATAAGCAAATATGACAGAGTTAGAAAAATTAAAAAAAGAAATTGTTGAATGGCACAAACAGACATTTCCTGATTGCACACTTGAAGCCCAACTCTTAAAGCTGGATGAGGAATTGTCCGAGGTTGTGGAAGATCAGCGTGCAGGCAAGATTGAGGAATCGCACGAGGAATTGGCCGACGCTTATATCGTCGCGCTGGTGTTAGCAAAACGATATAACAGTATGATCGGTAAATACTTTGTGGGGCTAGCCGAAGAGCACCCCGTTCCTGCGTTCGTGTCACGCGTCAAAGATAAAATGGAAATAAACAAACGCCGCACATGGCACAAACAAAACGGTGTATATCATCACTAAGAAAGGAGCAAGGATGAGCAACTTTTTGATCACATTATCTGAGATTGCAAAAGCTTTAAAGTATGAAGGGGACAAGGCCAATTTCAAAGCCCGCAAGTGGCTTTATAAACATGGCCTAAAACAATTTGCCACTGGCAAGTATGTAAGGGAGCAAGTAGAAAGTATGTTAGAAACAAGAGGCAAAAAATGCTACATTACAGACAGCGGGGCAAAACGTGGCACGTCCGCGGCAGTGTTCGAGTGGGACAACGCACCGTCAAAATCCCCGAACGATCTACTGGGTTTGCTAAACTTAAAGATGCAAGAGAGTATGGAAGCAAACTTGAATCGGACATAAGGCAAAGCGCTCTCTATCCTGATCAGGACAAAAGCGATAGAACAACATTCGATGATTGCCTGCGCCTATACCTGAACAAGAAAAGATTGAAGCCGTCCGAGATACAAAAAATAAAAATTCTCGTTCCTCATTTTGAAGGGGTGTTGATTGCTGACATTGGGGAAGCGTGGAAAAGATTCTTATCACGCAAACAGAATCTTGCGCCCTCAACTATAAATAGATATGCGGACGTCATTCGAGGGATTATAAATTGCTGCGCTGAGGACATGAACATAAAAGCACCAAAGATTCAACGATATTCCGTCAAAAATCAAGTGGTTTTCTTTCTGCCGGAACAAGTCCGCGCTCATTTGCTGGCCTGCTATTCTGAACACGCACGGCCGATCTTTAACATATTCGCATATCAAGGCCTAAGAGAACAAGAAAATTTACAATTAAAATGGGAAGATGTGGATCTGAAAAGGTCGCTTTTATTCATCAGGATTTCAAAGAACGGTGAGCCCCGCCAAGTGCCAATGCACAAAAAGGTTTGGTGGACATTGGCTCGTCATTGGATTGAATCCGGCCGACCTATAACGGGGAATGTTTGGCTGAATAAATGGGGGCAACCATACACCGACACAAGACAAACAGGTTGTGGGGGTAGCCCGATCAGGAAAGCGCACACGCTCGCGCTCGCTCGATTGAAAAAGCAATATGGAATAGAAATAAAAATGCGCGTCCATGATTGGCGCCACGACTGGGCGTCACGCATGGTCATGGCTGGCGTGGATCTTTTAACCGTCCAAAAGTTAGGGGGATGGAAATCGCTCGATATGGTCAAGCGCTATGCGACACTTTCAAGCAAGCATGAAATAGACGCAATCAACAAGATTTAACACAAAATTTTTTTGCCCAATTTTTGCCCAATTTTTTTGAATCCTTTCGGGATTTTTGGGGGCTTTTCGGGGTTTTTCGTGGTGTTTTATTTTTGGATTTTTTCTCTTTTGGAAATAAAGAAAGCCCTTTGTTTATGGGGCTTTCCTAATGGTCGGAGGGATGAGATTCGAACTCACGACCCCTACGTCCCGAATGTTGTTTTTATGGTGGGGATTGTATAACAATTTCAATATGTTGTCAATAGGGCATTTTTAATTTGCCCACTTTTTGCCCACAAAAAAAGAGCCTGAGTGGCAAAGCATGAAAAAAGATGTTTAAAAGGAGATTGCCACTCAGGGAATAAAAGCCCTGCTGAATTTGACAGGGATAAAAAGGCATTTTGTGCCTGCCTTTTTCGTGTGGCGCGAAAGGATACACGCAACACTTAAAACAATCTACCGATTTTATACGGCTTGGCTGTCAGCGTGTGAGGTGCGAGCAAGGTGCATTGGGGTCGCATAGATCATCACGCTGCGGGATGTTCGCCTTATTGGGCAGATTGTTCGGACTTCATCCTTTGTCCTTTACAGGGGCGAGAGCTAGGGCGTGCTTTCGCCTCAGTAAACCAAACGCGCTCTTTAAACTCGGATTTCTTCCCTTTGTTAAAGTGGCTGAATGGTCTAAAATAACCCATGACGCGCGTCCAACATTCGCACGGCGTCCGGTCTTTATCGTCAATTTCCATCTTATCTCTTCCTTATAAATAGATAAATGAATATGCCGAGAATCCCCAGCAAGACGAAAATCATAATTTCTCTAATTGTTATTTTCTGCTCTAACACCCGCTTTTCTGTTTGGCAGGCTTGCGTAATAGATTTGACTTGCCCCGCTATGCTTTCCGTCTGGCTCTTCAAGGCGTTCAAAGATACAACAAAAGCGTCCGTCTTGCACTCTTTGGATGTCTGTTTGTCAAGCGTAATAATGGCTTGCTGGTGTGCGTTCAAGTCGCTGATAACCTGTTGACTTATGCTTTCGCTTGGTATCGTGCTTTTGCAACCAACCAATAAAGGGATCAAAGCCCATCCTAAAATATACTTCATTCGTCAAGCTCCAAATGTGGACAATCACAGAGGCCAGTAAAGAACGCCCCACTTTTAATTTTGATTCCTTGCTTGCGTGCGATCTCATAGGCCGACGCAATCATCTTCCACCAACGATAATCCTTTGTATCCCAGATGATAGGACTACAAGGCATGATGTCGATTGCCTTACTTGGAAATACATTGTGCTTTGATTGGCCAAAGTGTGCTTTACTCTTTCCCTCTGCAAAATACTTTTCCTGTTCTTCCTTCCCTCGATAACCGCATGTAATAGTTAAATCGAAGTCGGAACATTCCAACATTTTATTTGCTAAATCCTGCAAGCGTTTGTCGCAGGTGGCCAACAAGTCGCTTGATTTCTTTCCCCATTTAAAAGTCATATTTACCCCCTTATAATAAAGCTACATACAAGCCGAGCATGACGCCCGCCCAAATTTCCACGTCAAGCCATCTGTGCTTTTGGCAATATGGACATGCGCGATAGATCCCATAAAGACCCGAGATAACCAACCCCATTGTCATAAAGATTGGGTTGAAATATGCGCAAATAGGAATAAGCGGGTATGTGTAGCGGATGGCTAACAAGCAAAAGTCAAAGCCGGTTGAATACCATTGATCTTGTGGGAATAGCTTATAAAGCAATTTGCACCCGAGCATTTTCTCGTATCTCTTTTTCATCTTAGCGTCTGGCTTTCCGCCCTTGCCTAGATCATAACAGGGGCCATGACCTAACGACCATTCAACTTGAATCCACAAGGCAACCCATAAGGCGGCATACCATGCGAGGCCTTTGTCCAAAATACACAAGCCGACCGTCATTAAAAAGGCGATCACATGTTGCACAAAACGGATTTTGAATACAGGCCAGCCGTGCCCATCTTTACCGAAAGCGTCACGCCAAAAGCCCATAAAGCAAGCATACAATAATTTTAACATTTTACATCCCTTTCATGTATTGAATAAATTCAGGTTTAACCCCAAGCAAACAGAAGATGGCCACAACGATCGTCCAAAGAATAAGCCATACTAAATTTGGGACTTCCTTCAACAATGGAATCTTTTCCCAAAATGACTTTTTTTTGCGCTCCTCTTTGGCATCTTCCAATATCTTTTTAATATCGGCCACGCTCTCAGTCAGGACGGCAAAACCCGTCTTTAATTCGCTGACGTCTTTCTTCATCTCGCGAATGTCCTGATTTGCGAGGCGCTGATCCTCAATCACTTTTTCAAACACCATAATAATTTCCCCCTTTGTCAGGTTGGCTTTTCTTTGCTTCAACATGGCAACGGCTGTTTCTGTTCTTTCACACATTTAGGCGACCCCCTTTACAACAATGTTTTTCAATACAAGAGCTTCATTCATTTTAGACACAAAGTCGTTCCACTTATCAAACAAGCCGGAAGGGATCCCTTGAATTTCCCCTTTAACGAACTTGTCAAAGATAAGGTATTGACCAGCGGTTATTTTGCCCTCAGCTTTTAAGCGTTTTGCAATAACCACAATGTCGGAAGTTTCACAAGGACGCTTTACCTTTCCGCTTAAATGATAAAAGCCCTTATCCCTGCTTGAACGATAAACCCACATTATGGCTTCTTCTGCGTCATAAAATGGCTCTATCATCATAATCTATAAACCCCCTCTAAGTGTCCTTCCCATAGGTGCATAAGCTTGTTTGTGTTCCGGTCAAGCACGAGGATCGTGTCTGTGACGGTCACACCGCTACCCCATGAAGAGGTCGAGCTGTTGTATGTATAAATCTTGTTGTCGGTCGTGTTGTAATACATATCGCCGTTGCTTAAAGAGTTAGAATGGGTCGTGCCGGTATATTCAAACTCGATGGCATGTGTTCCCCATCTTGCCGAGCCAACAGACACTTGCGGATCTGAATCTAAAAATCTATGACAATATGCTTCATACAAACACCATTTGTCGCTATAAATTGGGGTATCTTCTGGCACGTCGCCCGATCCCGAAGCCTTGACCCAATAATACTGTTGATTGCTCACATACTCGTCAGACGTCTTTTCGACCTGATAAGCCGTGAAGGCTGTCGGTGCTGTTGCGCTGCAACAAATAACCGGTATAATACCGTTTCCTACTTGGCCGACTGCGGTGTATGCTTCTTGTGCGTGGGCTTTGGCTTCATCCGACCAATGCCGAGCGCTGTATAATACTTCTTCTGTCATCTTGCTTCTCTCCCTGCTACTTCAATTCGTTTTTGTAAAACGGCGGATTCCATACGCAGCGCCGTCCTTTCTGCGGGGCTTGCCCCTTTTTCGAGCATCCTATAACCCTCTCTCAGTTTTTTGAGGCGGGCAAGTTTTACTTGCTTCCTTTCTTCATCAGTCATTTTAAGTCCTTTCTTTTAAGTGACTGAGTTGTTTTTTCCATTGGGCAAGTTGGCACAACTGCTCAGCCCTCAGCGTGCCATCTGCATTGACTTTCCCTTGCTTGTGGTATTTGCGCCATCTATCGCGAACGCGTTGCAAGTGCCTGACATTTGCTTCCTGCACTTGTTTATAAATGTCGCCTAAGTCTATGATTTTTATTTCATTTCCGAATCTGTTTAGTGTCATGATCTTGCCCCTACTGTAAATGTTCCTGTTCCGTCGTTTGGATGGAAAGAGCCATCAACCAAATCAAGCATACCGGCAACAGA